AATACTCAAGTCCGTGGTGGACGGACATTTGTCTTCCCCACACGGACACATGTGTATGTCTCCGGCGCACACACTGTGCGCTACAGGCAGACAATAATTGCGGTATAATTTTATAAAAATTATTGACAATGCGGTATAAATGTGTTATTATATAATCATAGTAAGGAGATGGCAAAATGACAAAAAAAGTTTTTATCAAAAAAATTAGAGAACACAACAAAATCTATAGACAAGTTATTGGTAATAAATGTGAGGGCATTTATATAAACAGTATTTATTTTCGTTATGAGCACATCAGATTGTGCTTTGACGATGATGATGGAGTATTATATATATTTGCCAGAAACCAAAACAAAATTATTGCAGGTGTCAGTTATATCGATTTAATAATTGGGTTTTAACATCTAAAATATATAAACTGCTGACCTAACGGCACGACGGGGAGAAAGAGGTATAAAATGACAAAAACAGTTGATTTAATCAAAAAACACACTCAGGAGTACGATGAATATATGCTCAAAAATAGTGAGTACAGCTTTCACATATTTACAGACGGTTCTATCTATTGCACAAAACCGATGTTTGTTACTAGAAATATTGTGAAAGAAACTGACATATTGCCTCTCAGACCTGTAAGAGAGTTGGAAGAGCTTGTGAAAGCCGCTATGGACTACGGCGCTTTAGTTACAATCAACGACCACATTAGATTTAGAGGACGTGACGTTATTTTAGGCGAAACTGAGATTGCGTTTTGTAATAGTAGTATTAGAATTGAATACACAGGGATTAGCAGTATATATGTCGATTTCAATCACGAACTGAGAAAAATCATGAAAGATATACAAAATGGTCGTTACGGGGATTTTGTTTTTATAGATGGCGTTAAAATAAGTACTCATGATTTAGTGCCGTTGGAACAGGAATTGGTGTATTTCCCAGACGATAACGATTTGCATACACACGGGGTATATAAAAAATATAGTGACGTCAAATCAATTGTAGATATTGCCGGATATTATATTTTTGGAGGTCAGAAAAATGGTAGTAGCAACCACGAGTGATATAATTTACGTGTCTATAGCTTTAATTATGATGTTTGTGTCGGGGTACATCCTCGGCACGACAGACGAAATGGGAAGAGAGAAAAGAAGAAAAGAAAAACACAGAAGAAAACGAGAGCAGAGAAAGGAGGTGAAAAAACATTGAGAAAATTATCGTTACGTTTAGATATGAGAATATACAATTGGGCAGAAGAATACGGAACAACAGTGAGCGAATACCTCGAACATGCTGTGTACTCAGCTTTGGAGTTCGGTGGTGCTGGTTTTAAATTTGAATCCGTGAGAGCCGTGTCGAAGTACGACACAAGCGTGTACCTCACAGATAGGACTTTTAAAGAAGTGAAAAAGTTAGCAAAACAGAACAATCTCAGCAAAGCACAGATACTGAATCGTTCAGCGATAATGTTTCACGTGAAACATATTCACGATGTAGAACGATAGGAAATGGAGAGTGAGCAGTGGCATGACGACAGATTATGCAAAACGCCGTACTAAAGTTATAAGAAAGCTTAAAGTCTTAGCGCAAAACAAAAATTTCGGAATGGGTACAAAGAGTAATATACAATACATGCTACAACAATTACCACCAGAAAGTCAGATAAAAACCGCCCGCCAGAGACGAGGCGCAATGGTAGCACTAGAACAAGCTGAGAAATCTGATTTATACAGTGTCTCAGGGCAAAGGAGAATTGCCAAACGGAAAATGGCAAAACTTGAAGAGTTAGGGGTTAAATTTAAGACATACAGGGAACTTAATGAGTTTGGAGAGTTTATGGAATCTGTTCGGGATTATTCGCTCGGTCATGTATACGACAGTACAAAAGCATTAGAGTTGTTTATAGATAGGGGTGGAAAATCCGGTGAAGAACTACTCAATCAATATCGGGACTGGCAAAAAGCAAAGAAGGGAACTAGTTGACAGAATACACACAGTATATAGAACACCGCACATGAGAGGAAAACAACGTTTTGCAAAACAGTCATACCGAAATTGTATATGCGCTTTTGATATCGAAACTACACGACTTCCTGAAATTGAACAGAGCATCATGTATTTATGGCAATTTGCGGTATTACTTGACGATAACGAAATAATATGTGTGTACGGAAGAAACTGGAACGAACTTGAAGAATTGTTTACTGACATCGAAGATGAACACCTTATCACAATGATTTTTGTACACAATCTGTCATACGAATTTCAGTTTCTGCGGTCGCACGTTGAAATAAAGCCGGAAGAAGTGTTCTCGCTCAAGCCCCGAAAAATACTCAGAGTAAGAGCAGGTAATTACAAACAGGGAAATCTGGAATTTCGGTGCTCATACATGCAGACGCATAAGAGCCTTGACAAGTTTCTGAGTGACAGTGGTGTTGAGAACCAGAAGCTGAAAGATTTTGATTATGACAAGCGTAGATATCCGTGGACAGAATTAACACCCAAAGAAATTGAGTACGGTTGCAACGATGTAATAGGATTATTACAGGCAATGCATAAACGATTGGTGGATAATAATGATACATTATACACCCTTCCTTTAACCTCTACAGGTTACGTCAGGCGAGAAGCAAGGCAAGCTATGAAACAGTACAATTATAAAAAACTGCACAGCATGATGTGCGATACAAGCCTATACACACTTCTTAGAGAAGAATTCAGGGGCGGTGATACCCACGCAAACAGATATCACGTTGGAAAAATACTCAGCAACGTTGCGTCATTCGACAGGGCAAGCTCTTACCCGGACGTTATGCTCAACTGTGAGTTCCCAATGACAAAATTTGTGCGACAGGGAAATTGCGGTATAGAGGATATTGACAGGTGGACAAAATTTCACAAAGCTTATGTGGGACGGTTTCATTTCCGAAACATCAGGCAAAAAGATGTGTATTACGGGGCCCCATATCTTACAAAAGACAAGGGCTATTGCATAAGCACAGAATCAGTTTGGGATAACGGCCGTTTACTCTCAGCAGACGAATACTCGTGCACATTAAATGACATCGACTTCGGGATTGTAAAAGAGGAATACATCTGGGACACGGTGGATTTCACCGATTTTTATACAGCCGGGTACGGTTATCTTCCAGAACCTTTGCGAAATCTGGTGAAACGCTTATTTACAGATAAAACGTCTTTAAAAGGTGTTGAGGGTAAGGAAATTGAGTACGCTCTGTCAAAAGAATTGATAAACTCACTATACGGGATGTCTGCGCAAAACCCTGTCAAGCCAGATATCATCTACAGTAACACCGAAAAACCATTCTCGGTTGAGGACGGGGACACAGAGGAAAAGTTAATGAAGTATAACAAAAGGGCATTTATGTTATACGCATGGGGTTGTTGGGTGACTGCTCACGCAAGACAAAGGCTCAAGCTTGCCGTGAACATAGCTGACGAAGATTTTGTTTACTGCGACACAGATTCGTGCAAAATACTGATTACAGAAAGATATCCCGAAATCCAAAAGGGGTTTGACGAGCTGAATAATCGGTTAAAGAACGATTCTTCGGAAAATGGTGGTCATGCTACAGACCCAAAGGGCGTGGAACATTATCTGGGCGTATACGAGTATGAGGGTACATCCGACAGATTTATAACCTTAGGTGCAAAAAAATATGCTCAAGAAAAAAACGGCAAACTTGAAATCACGATAGCAGGCGTGGGAAAGAAAAAAGGTGCGGAAGAATTGCGGAAAATGGGTGGTTTGGAAGCTCTGAAAATCGGAACCACATTTAAGGATGCGGGTGGCACAGAATCTGTCTATAATGATACAGATTATGGTTATTACAACCCCGACCCAGACAACCCGGATAAAAGCGTGCGCATTACCAGAAACGTTGTCATACGCCCGTCTGAATATACTGTGGGACTTACTCTCGAATACCTGAACGTTCTTAACAGCGTTGACTTGTGGCATGATTTTCTAAAAAATACCGAAGAAAAGTCTTGACATATACACCTACATATGCTATTATATACTTGTAACAAAAACAAAATAGAAAAGGAGTTGAAAAAACATGATTACAAGAAGCATTGAGAAAGTAACCGCAAAGATTACAGACGAAAACGGTCAGTCTGTAGAAAAGACCTACTACGGTGCAAACGTAACAGCTACAAAGATTAAAAAATCTTACGAGGCTGAAACAGGAGTAAAAGCTGTGAAAGTTTCTATGAATACTGAAGTTGTAAAAGCATCTATGACAGAAGCTGAATTTGTACACTACGGAAAAAGTATAGTAGGAGCACATTAAGAAACAAACAGGTCGCAATCTGAAACAACTCCCAGTTGTGGGTAAAACAGCATAAAAAGAAAAAAGGAGAAAACATCATGGAAATTATTAAAACAAACATTCAGGAAAACGAGTACACAATGGAGTTAATGTATGCAATGTTCGAGGACGAGAACAGAATCCGTCTTTCCGACACTGCCGGAACAACTGTGGAGTTTGACCACTATGCTATTGTTGAAGATGAAAACGCAAAGGGCGAAGTTGTGAAAACTCTGTCAATCGAGGATGCGGAAACACGTAGCGTTTATGTGACGACATCTACCTCATTCATTAAGACTTTCGAGCGCATTATCACAATGGCTGAAAAATGTGGAGAGGACTTCCGAAAAGTATCTGTATTTTTCAAAAAATCACAGCGTGGAAGAAACTTTTTAGTAGCAGGTTATGTGAAATGAAAAAACCTGAACTGTACGACAGTAATGGTTATGTGAATATAAAGGGCATCTTGGAAACGGGGTGTCCTTTTATCTTTATGTGGGGCGGTAGAGGAACGGGAAAAACTTATGGTGTTTTGAAACACGCTGTGGAAAACAATAAAAAATTCATTTACCTACGCACCCGACAAACTCAGATAGATATGATACGCACACCGCAATTTAATCCGTTTAAGCAATACAATGTCAACTGTAACAGACGTATCACGCCGTCATCTATCAATAAAATGTATTCAGGTTTTTATGATACAGAGTTTGACGAGAAAACAAAAAAATACACAAACTTGGGGGAACCACTAGGCTACTCAGCAGCACTTGGCACTATATCCAATTTACGAGGTTTCGGGGCAGCAGACGTTGAGTTGATGTTTTATGACGAGTTCATTCCAGAAAAGACAGAACCACAGTTAAAAAACGCTACAATCGCTCTCTTAAATGGATATGAAACCATAAACAGAAATCGAGAGCTTATGGGGGATAAGCCTTTACAGCTCATATGCGCATCAAACAGCGAAAACGCAAACTGCGACATATTCGCAAAACTAGGTTTAATCCGTAAAGTCACTGATATGCACAAAACAGGGCAGGAATTCAGTTATCTGCCTGATAGGGGTATTATCCTTATCAATCTCGCCAACTCCCCGATTTCACAGGCGAAATCTGAGACGGCTGTGTACAGAATGGTTGGTAAAGACAGTGATTTTTACAAGATGTCAATTCAGAATGATTTCTATGCTGAGGACTATTCGGACATTAAATCCGAACCCATAAATGAGTACGTCCCCATTGTGACAGTTGGAGAAATAACTATATATACACACAAAAGCAAGGAAAAACTGTATATTACACAGCACCTACAAGGCTCACCCCAGATTACTTATTCCACATCATCAAGAGATTTAACAGCTTTCCGGCACAAGTTCGTATGGGTCTGGGGGATGTACCTTGACGGGTTAGTAAGTTTTTCTGACATCGAATCAAAATATTTACTTGACAATTATTTTAAGATGTGATACTCTATCATTGTAGGGGGAGTGGTACAAAACCAACGGGCGGAACCCGTGTACATGAGCTTGGTTGGCTCACAGCACTCCCCCTCAATTCAAAAGAGGGGGGTGACAAATATGGAATGGATACAGGCAATAAGTCAGTTATTCAGTTCTCTCGGGGTTCCGGTAGCGTGCCTTGCAGTAACCTTTTATTTATGGTATAGGGAGACTGAAAACCATAAAGAAGAGATACACAACCTCACGGAAGTTCTAAACAACAACACGATGGCAATTCAGAAACTTGCAGACAAACTGGACGTAAAGGAGTGATACGATGCCATTAGGCGCAAAAATTCTACTAGACCCCGATATGGAAGAACAGTACGGAATGATTGACATTATACCAGACTGTGGCGTATATGGTGAATACAAGATAAGTACAAAAAGTTCCCCTCTGATGTTGCGTGATAAACCAGATACAAACGCAGATATCATTGTAGAGATGCCAAAAGGACGTACTATTTTTTGTTACGGGTTCACAGATATCACTATGGAGTGGTATCTTTGTGAATACTCCGACAGCGGAAAGATTTACGCAGGTTTTTGTAATAAAAAATATTTAACAAAAAAGGAGTGACATTATGAAAATCGAAGATATTATTGCCCTCGCAGGGGCAGGATTTAGCAAACGGGACATTATCAAAATTGCAGGTACGGTATCAGCACCGGTTCCGGCTCAGGTGCCGATTCAGACACCAACACCGGCATCAGCACCAGTATCAGCGCCGGTTCCGGCACAGGATGTTTTCAATCAGCGTATGGGAGTTCTGGACAATCGGTTAGATGAGATTACAAAATTGATTCAGGTTGGAAACCTGAGTAACTCTCAGATTCCGGAACCGCCAACAACAGAAGATATGTTAGCATCAATTATTAATCCACCAGTAAAGGAGTGATATTATGGGTACAGGATCAGGCTTACTAACGGGAGCACCAAACGTGACAAGTTTTAATGGTGCGACTGTTCTGAATGAAATTGTAAATCAGGCAACAGGAGGAAAATCAATTGCTTCGATTGCAACTGGCAATTTTACTTCTGTCGCTACAGTAGCACTAGAGTTAGGAATCGACCCGCTGTTAAACGCTATTTCTCAGGTTCTCAGTAGAACCATTTTTTCTATCCGACCTTATTCAAGAAAGTTTAAGGGGTTATATCAGGACAGCATGAAATTCGGAAATCACGTGAGAAAACTCAATATTGCGGATTCTGATTGGGATAAGGACGACCGATACAACTTAACAGACGGAACGAGTGTGGATGATCAAGTAGTTGCCATTCCGAAAGTGCTTCAAACAAATTTTTATGGACAGAATGTATATCAGAGGCAGGTTACACTATTCAGAGACCAGTTAAACGTTGCATTACAGAATGAACAAGAGTTTCAGCGGTTTGTCACTATGATTATGACAAACGCATCTGATTTAATTGAGCAGGCACATGAAGCAACAGCAAGAATGACACTTGCCAACTTTATTGGTGGTAAAGTGAAAGGAGACACAGACAATGTTATACATCTTGTAACAAAATATAACGGTGTCGCGGAAACTACACTCACCGCTGACACGGTAAAACAGCCAGAAAACTTTGTTCCGTTCATGAAGTGGGCGACAGGTTACATCAAAACAGTGTCTGATTGGATGACTGAAAGAACACAGAAGTTTCATATTAACGTGACAGGAAAAGAGATTTCTAGACATACACCGTACAACAAACAGAAACTGTATCTGTATTCTGAGGAACTCAATAACATTGACGCTAGTGTTATGACATCTATCTTTAACGACAGCTATTTAAAAATGGCTGACCATGAGAAAGTTGGATTTTGGCAGAACATTGACACACCTGACAGTATTCATGTAAAAGCATCATATATGGACACTTCCGGCAATGTTATTGCCGACAATGAAGGCACTGTTACTTCTAACATTTTCGGTGTGTTATTCGATGAGGAAGCAGTCGGCATTACAACTTATGGTGAATGGTCAGCACCGTCACCGTTTAATGCAAGGGGTGGATACAGTAACATTTTCTGGCATTTCAACGACAGATACTACAACGACTTTACCGAAAATGGAGTTGTATTCTTATTAGATTAATTATGGGGGTGCATGTATGATAGTGACATGTTTTAATGTTGGCAAGCCTAAAAATTCTACATGGATTCCCGGTAGTGGTGGTAAAGATTATGAGGGGACTTTAAGAGTCCCTTCATCTATTTTAAAGCCGACGATTACATTTCAGTTTGCGAAAGATTGGTGTCCGAAAAATATCAATTACTGTTATATCCCTGAGTTTAGACGGTATTATTTTGTGAATGATTGGGAATATAGCACAGGGTTGTGGGTGTGCTACATGGAAGTTGATGCAATGGCTAGTTTTAAAAGTGAGATAGGGGAGAAGAGTTATTACATCATAAGAACAAGCACGACTTTTGACGGTAGAATATCAGACGCATTATATCCTTCATTCAGCAACCCTACTCGTCATGTAAGTATGGCAAGTCAACCTCTTTTTCCTCAGGCAAATAATGTTAAATCAGGAACTTTTGTTGTAGGGATTATAGGTAAAGCCGGAATGTGTGAATACTACAAGTTTAAGTATGCGGGTTTTCTAAAATTTGCGGAGAGTGTGTTTTCTTCTATGACTTGGATGCAAAGTGGTGACTTGGGGGATTTAGGAGAGGACGTTGCAAAAATGGTTTTCAATCCAGCCCAATATATAACAACCGTATTGTGGTTTCCCTATGACATTGTCGAAAACGAGGTTGTTATCGAGACAAAAATCGGGCTAGGTTGGTGGGAAGTAAACGCCACAGCGATTAGACTATCATCAAGCTCTATTGATCGTGTAACAACAAATGTTGAAGTTCCGAACCATCCACAAGCCAACTCAAGAGGTGTATATCTGAATAGTTACCCGTATAGACGGGGGAGACTGTTCATTCAGGGGTTTGGAAGTGTTGAGTTAAATTACTCAAAAATCCGTGAGAACACGCTAACCATACAATGTGATATAGATTGTCGAACGGGTGGTGCGGTTGCATATGTATATTCTGTTATAAATGGAGTGAAATACATGCTAGCGAATGTTCCCGGAAGGGTTGGTTTTTCTATCTCAATCGGGGATATTAAAAACGACTTACTAGGCGCTATCGGTTCAGCGGTTGGGGCTGTCGGTGGTATTGTTTCGGGTAACTGGATAGGTTCCGGTGCATCACTGCTGAATTTAGGTCTACAACTCACGAACGCAGAAGCTACTGCGGTTTCCTCAGCAGATTCAGTTGCGTCAATGCTTGTAAACACTCAGCTTATAACGGATTGCTATGAAATCACTGAAGAGGATAATGCCGACAACGGTCGACCATACATGAAAAACGGTGTACCATCAACTTTAGGAAACGGTTTCTATATCGTTGAAAATGGCAATGTCAATATCGTTGGTGCATATTCAGATGAAATAACTATGATTAAAAATTACTTGGAAGGAGGGTTCTACTACGCATGAGTTCGTTAAGATATCCCTATAACAATTCTGCTTTATTAATAGGACTTAAAAAAGGTGGCTCTGGTGGTGGGGGTGGTGAAATTCCTCTACCGTCCGGGAATTGGAACGTACTTGTTACCGACACAGTACAGGGGTATTTTTCCCGTGATAAAATGATGCAGAATGCCGCAAATATTAACAATTATTTCAAAGAGCGTGGTTGGAGTGCAACAGCACGTATGGCACTACTTGGAAATATGGAAAAAGAAAGCACCATGAATCCGGGTCTATTGGAAGTTGGTGGCGGAACCACGGCAGACGGTCCTGGTAGAGGGCTTGTACAGTGGACACCCGGAACAAAGCTACTCACCGTGCTTGATGTTTTATTCGGAAAACATGATGATTGGTATGACGGTGGTAAACAGTGTGCGGCTCTGTTCGCTGAATATCAAGAAAGCGTTGGTGATGCCAATAGAGGGATTGAGCCGGAATGGTATGATACACCTAGCTATCGTATGACTTGGCGTGAATGGGCAACTGGAAACTATGACTTGAAAACTCTGACCAATGCGTTTATGTATAATTATCTGCGTCCTGCCAGCTTGAATCAGCCGGAACGTTATGAGTACGCCCAGTATTGGAGTTCTGTATTTATAAGGGGGTGATATGATGCCATACAGTTATGAAATGATAAACTTGTTTAATTCGTCTTACAGTCCGTCAACTCTTCATACGAAAAACACACAGATGTTCATGTTTTTCAAAAAATATTTACTTGAAAAAGTTATGTCTGTTTTTGAGTTTGAATTACCAGAAACGTGGGATAAAAATTATTTTTTATATTCGCTGTTTTTAAATGGTTATCTAGCAGTTGTAAATACAGATAAATTCGGTGTTATATGTCAGCATTGCGGATTGAGAGGATATAATATCTATTACAATCCTACGCACGCTGTAATTGTAAATCCTTTATTAACGGGAATTTTAGAACCTAAAATTGATACTCAATGTTCCATTATCAGATTACAGCCGGATTATAGCGGTATTTCTGATATTGTAAATTACTATGCCGATAATATGGCTATGACTGCGGAAACGTGTGAAATGAACATTATGAACAGTAAACTTTCATTTCTCTTCGCAGTGAGAGGAAAAAGTCAAGCTGAGTCAATGAAGAAAATTCTTGATAAGGTGATGAGAGGGGAGCTTGGCGTTTTCTATGATGAAAAACTGAAGATGGGGAACGAAAATATTCCGTTAGATTTTTTCAATAATGATTTGAAAAAGAATTTTATTGCTCCTGAATTACAGGATACATTGAGACGTTGGGAAGAAATGTTCTGTAATGAAGTTGGTATACCAAACGTAAGGAGCGACAAGAAAGAGCGTATGATTGTTGATGAAGTGAACAGCAATAATATTGAGTGCTTCACAAAAGCGGAGCTGTGGCTTGAAACATTAAAAGAGGGAATTGATCAAACAAATACAATGTTCAATCTAAATCTTGACGTTAAATTACGTCACAATGAGGGGGGCGGAAATAGTGCCGGGAGAACTTTATCTACAGGGGCTACTAGCATGGAATGAAAATCTGCTAAAAGATAATTTCATAAGTCATTTACCGGTCAATATGGTGAATGATATTGGAAAGGATGATATTCAGAATTATGTCCTTTTAAAATGCGCTGAGTTGGAAGTTTTAATACCTTCACCAACCGAAATGGCTTTAGCTCTAAACTCGTGGGCTTCTATAAATGAACGGTTGTTCTCAATTATCTATGATATAGAACTTGCCATTTCTACAACAGAAGGTGCAAAAACAGAAACAATTACAAGAGACAGACAAGGAAAATCTACAACGGAAGATAATGAAAATCTAAATCAGAAAAGTAATAGTGGAACAAGCGGTTCTGATTCAACGACTGAAAAAGTTGCTGGGTTCAATTCTACGTCACTTGTGGATAAAGGAAACGCAACCATTACTTATGGAGGAAAAGCAAGCTATGATGAGACAAATAACAATGCAAAAAATTCTAAAAATGAAACGACAGAAACGGAAAAAGAAACAAGGTCTACGGGAATGTCGGAACTTGAGGTGTTGGATTTCAAGCTTGAAAAATCTATGAGTGCTTTGAGTAAGATTACTGAATTGTTTAAAGAAGAGTTTTTCTTATTGGTATATTAAGGAGTGTGAGAAAATGATTAAATTTCCGTATACAAATTTTCATGAAATGAATTTAACATGGGTTATAGAGACGGTAAAGAGGTTAGTGAACGAATGGGTTGAAATGCAGGGTGATTTCTCCAATTTACAGGGGGACTTTGAGGAATTAAAGAAGTATGTGACAGATTATTTTGCAAAACTTGAAATTGACAAAGAAGTACGAAAAATTCTGGAAGAAATGAAAACTAGCGGAGAGCTTTCAGAAATCATTTCAGATGCATTATTACAGGGTGCGTTGGCGAGAGTTAATAAACCCACAGTTCTTATTTTGGGTGACAGTTACGGTGCAGGGGAAAACCTCTCTAATAAAGAAAATTCGTGGGCATATATGCTTAAAAATGCCCTCGAAAAAAATGGATATACAGTGAAACTGAGTGCCATTGGTGGTTATGGTTTTAAAGCGGACGGAACAAAGACATTCACCAAAATGTTAAACACGTTAGCTACCAGTATGACAACGAATGACAAAACAAATGTTGTAAAGGTAATTGTAGGTGGTAGCTATAACGACCGAAATGCTCCTGAAAGTGATATCAGCCAAGGCATGATTGATTTTCAAAGTGCCATTTCAAACAATTTCGAAAACTGCAAAAATGTTGTTGTGTGTCCTATGGGTTGGACCTGGGAAGGACATCAGCAGGGGATTCACACATCAACCACGTATATCAGTGTGATTAAAGCAATTAAAATCTGGATGTACTCGGCGGCTCAGTTAGGGTTCAGTGTTATCCCTGCATATCAGGGAATGTTGTATGAATCCTCCTTTTCAAATGACGGCGTGCATCCGTCCGACCAAGGGCAGAAGAATATTCTGAATATGGTGATTGGAGCGTTTGACGGACTTTACTTTAAACCAATTAACAGTATTGAATATGGTACGACATTTACAAAGACTTCAAGTATTCCCGGTAAAGGTGGTGCGAAAATTAGGTATTCCATTTTTAATGGCACTGCCAAAGTGAGATGTCTGGAACTTAAACTCAGTGAAATAAATATACCCAAGTTAAAACTGGACGGTACTCCGTTGGAAGTGGGTACTATTGATAGTCCCGCAATTCATTTCAATGCGACAGATTGTACGTTCCCGTGTAGTGTGATTCTGAGAGGTAAAGAAACTGATACGGCAGGAGAAGCAAATTTGTTCACAATGGTGCAGGGTTCTATTAAAATTTCAGAGAAAAAAGTGTATTTAATTATGCACGCGATTAATACTATGAAAAGGAATTATTTAAGGTATGACATTAACCAGATAGAGTGCGTAGATTTTGGGGAATTTATCTTCGACCCTCTTTTTCAGTAGGTGAACAAATGTTTGGCCTCGACTTCGGTCGGGGTCTTTTTTTGCGTGTCCGCCGGGGGTGTACATGTGTGTCCGCCAAAGACAGACAAATGTCCGTCCA